GGCTGATGTTGATTGTTTGCCCGTTCACGCCGTTGATACTGACTTGCACAGGTACCGGGTCAAGCAAGCTCACAGCCAATAGTGCACGCACCTCGTCCGGTGAATTGATGGTAAGGCTCACCATTAGAGCAATCTCCGCTCAAGAAGCTGAGTGAGCGCAGCCACATCATGAGCCAACCGGACGAACTCCGCAATCACAATCGCATTGCTCGAAAGGTCTGCCGCTTTGATGGCTGAAAAGTGCGCAATCTCGGTATCAATGGCAGTCCGCAAACTGGCAATCGCCGCGTCGTTGGCTGCGTCCTTCGCTTGTTGCGCCGTCTGATTGCTCGAATTGTGGGCGGTGATAACGTTCTGGACGGTCGTCTGATCTGACTGACTGGCGTCCGTTGTGAAGTTCACCGTGATTGAATCCGGGCGGGTAGCTTTTCCATTAAACTGCGCACCGAGTGCAGCCGCCAATTCTTGATCGAGCAATGGCCCGTTAATGGTCTTGCCGTTCAGTGAAAAATCGATTTGTGTTGCCATCTCTACACCTCCAACCCGAACAGCGTCACCGGAAACGTATTTCGATAAAGGGTGAGCGTATTGGCATCGGATGAACGGAAGCACACATCGAACGTATGCGTGATGTCCGCAGTGAGGCCCGACACGGAAGCGATCATCGTCACCGGAACCTGCGTTCCAAATTGGGCGACCGTGATCAACCCGTTTGCCCCGCCAACACGCGTCGAAGCACCGTCCACAAACCAATCAAAAAATCCTTGCCCCGCCGTTGCCTTAACCGACAGAAACGAAGCCATCAGAAGGACACGGGCGCTGGTTGCTTTGGTGAGGATAGAGAGTCGCAAGTTCGTGGTATCCACTGCCGTGAACGTGGTGCCTGTGATGGTATAGTCCGCTCCACCCGTAAATCCCATATTGACCGCACGCGGACGGTTGTTTGCCATGTATTGCGCAAAGTCATTCAGGTAGGTGAGATCGCCACCCGAACCTGAACCGTTGCCGATCAGGTTGTTCATCAGCGAATCGGTGAGCGGAGTAGATGCAAAGGTGGGCGGCGTGGTAAACGTTGCCGCAGAAATAGGCATAGAAAGATCCTTTCCTTATGTCGCAGCCAGTAAATCGAGCGTGCTGATCAGCGTGCCATCGTCGGTGAAGCTGTGCCGGATAATCCAATAATCGGCGCTAATTCCGGCCAATGTGCTAATCACGGTCACCCGGTCGCCTAGATCGAGAAATGGCAAGCCAAGCGCTGTGATTTTGAGTTTCGCCGGTGGGTTCTTGTACTGGGTGAGTAGGTTGTTGGCGATGGTGGTGGCGCTTGCCCGATTCTGGATGAATGGATTGTTCAGGCTCAGCACGCGTGCGCCATCGGTGCCGATCGTGGCCGTGTCATCGGCATTTACGTATTGGCTACCATCGGCAGTGAGGGCTTGCCCGCTCACCGTGGCAGTGAGCAAAGTACCCGCCGAACCGCTGGTATTCTGGACCACCATTACCCCGCCATAGGCGTAGGGCGTCCAGCTCAGTACCGATATCGTGCCACCGGATGAGGTGATGATCGGCGTCGCGGTCGCGGCTGTCGTTGGGTTTTGAAACACGACGTTAATTGTGACGGACGAAGATCCCGCAATCGCAATCTGTTCTTGCAGGTTCCAAACGACTGTCGACGATGCCAGCTTTAACGCGTTGATGTTGACCGTGACGCGGTTGCGCACATCGGCTTCATCCCATTCGTCGAGATAGGAGATCACCGAGTTGGTATCGGTGAACGTAAACACAGAGCTTGTGCGGAATGTGGAGAGGAATGAAGCATCTTCGAAGTTGAAGCGCCCGTTGCCGTCGAAATAACAGAACCCGCCCGCAGCTGCCGCCACATTCAAAATGAATTGCATATACGACGTATTCACATCGCAAAACGCATACGGGATCGTAATGCTGGACGTGTTGACGTTATATTCGTAGCCACCGAAACCAGCCGCCACCAGCGCGCCCGCGATGATCTGATCGCATGTTGTGTTGACATAGAGAGGGCAGGTTGCGTACTTCGTTTCTCTCAGGCGCTTCATCCGATCCTGCGCTGAGATGTTGGCTATCGGCTCACCCGGCACTGCTGACCATTTCATGCTGAAATACGTCCCGAAGTTCAGATATTCAGTGGTGGGCGTCGAGCCGTAGGTGATGCCTTCTTGTACCAGAATGCGTCGATTCGAGCGCAAGTAGGATTTGTACACGTTGCTCGAATTGTGCGGGGACCAGTTCACCGCTGTGTTATCAAGTGCCAAGCTCAGTGAAGCCGCCGATCCCGTTCCGATTTCAAGCGTGGCGTTCTCGGTTTGGCGTTCGGTATTGATCGCGATGCTCTTGACTGCGCTTGACACATCCAGCGTGAGGCCGCCTTGGAATTCGATCACGTTCGGATACATGTAAGGCGAGGATGTTTTGGTGATGCTAATCTGTACTGCCGTCACGCTGGTGAGTGCTCCGAAGTCATAGCTCCAGCTGTTCGACGCCCAACCCGTGACGGTGGTCAAGAGCACGAAGCCTGCGCCATAGTTCACATTCACAACGAAATTGACAGGGTAGCCTTGATACGAATCGCCCCACCATTGGATATTGCGGATCAGCGTGGCGCTGGAATATGCCAAAGTGAGGGTCTGCGCGGCACAAACGCCTGCCGAATCCGAAGCCGTGCCACCCCACCACCCGGTCTCGCCTGTGTTCGGGATGGTGTAGTAGGTGCCGTCCGTCTTGCCATGGCTGCCGATCGGGTCAGAGATTGCCCATTTCCGATCGGCGTACAAGATGCCATTGACTGCCTTACTCGCAGGCGTGACGGTCGCGTCTTTGGTAGACGATGCGCTAGGCGTGATGGTCGAGCCAATGCTGGTGTTGCCAACCAGCTCGATAGTTACCTTGCGAGCGGCAGTAATCGAACCAGCGGTATAGGCGGCCAGTGCGGGTGCGCTGATCGATTTCATGTCACTTGCACCAATTCGAATTGCAACCCATACGCGGCATAGTCTCCGCTTCGAAACTTGATTTGACCATGGAAACTATTCAACCCGAATCTCACGGTGTAGGCCGTTTGTGCCGCGTTCGGCGTGGCCTCGAGAAACGACATTTCAGTGTCGGCCTTGTAGAGTGCGAGCAGGTCAAGATAACCCATGCCGCTATCGCGTTGGGTGCGCTGGTTGGCCGTAATCCATGTGTACGAGAACAGCCAATGCGCCACTTTCAAAATCTTGTAGCGCTTCAGGTTGCCCGCCGCCATGCGTTGGTCTTTCGCCACATCTTCATAATTGACGGTCAGGTTGGCATCGTTGTACGAGATCATGCTTTCTGATCCCAGCGTGCCGAGCGCGAATTGATAACGGTCAAAAGTTGCCATTAGCTTCGCTTGCCTCGCTTCTGATCAATCATCTGCATTTGCTTGTACACGGTGCCCATGAACGTCTGAACATCGATAATCGACGCGCCATCGAGGTTGATGGTGATGTTTGTGCCACCGCCGCCACCGGATGCACCCGCGAGAATGGTCTTGGTTTGCGTGTTTGAGTAAACCATACCGCTAGATCCGTCAATCAGTTCTGGACCTTCTTCACCGACAAGGGTAAGACCATTTTTAGCCAACGGGCCGCCGCCTGCCCGACGTGCACCTACGCCTGTACCTTTTGCTTCGGGTAGCCCACCCCCGCCTGTATATCCAGCAATTGCGGATAGTCCTGCCGCCGCTGCTGCGATGGCATTGATCAGCGGTTGCAAGGCGGCCATGACAGAACTCACGAGGTTATTCACGTACACCACAATCGGCGCGATGGCATTGGCAAACACCTGAGTCACGTTCTTCCAAGCGTCCTCGAAGCCTTTTTTCAGGTTGGCAAAGAACACAGCCAACGTAGCCAATGTGCTCACGCCCCACGCGCTAACCCGTATCCACGCCATGGCTAAATTCGTGGCAATGATGTTGGGCATCTGAAGCATGTAGGAGCTGACCAGCTCGACGGCATCGCCTAGGTAAGTGGTGATGGCGTTCTTGATTTGCCCGAATGCGGTTTCGGGTAGAGCTTGCATCTTGGCTGTCACCTTGTCGGCAGCTCCGGCAATGCCTTCCGGACCGCCTAGCACGCCCGCAAAGCCGCTAAAGGTGGAGATTACACCTGCCCCTCCGATCTTAGTCACAGAATCACCAAACAAAGCCATTGCATCGGCGGTCGCTTTCGCGGGGTCCTTGACTTGACCCAGCTTGGTAAATACTTCATTCAGCGCATCGTCCATCGATTCTTTGTTGGTGCGCACCTTTTCCGCTACATCGTGCAAACCCAACTGATCCAAAGCCGCTTGAAAATTCCCGTCAGGGTGCATGATCTTGTTATGGAACGCGGTTACCGCTGTCGTAAGTCCGGTTAGCCCCTGTTCGCCGATACCTGCCTTGGCAGCCATGACAATCAAGCCACCCATACCGAGCGACGATAAGCCGGCGGAAAGGAACTTAGGCGCTAACTTTTCCACTTTCGATTCCAGTTCGCCTAGCGGGATTCCTGACATTTGCGCGGTGACTGTGAGCATATCAAGGATCTTGAAGGGATCAGGCTCTTTGAAAATAGCTTGCACCCGTCCCACCATTTCATCAACGGCAGCCGGAGTCAGTTTCCAAGCCTTTCCCACCCCTGCCGAATCGGCTAAAAAGTGGCTCATGTCGTTATCGCTGAGTAGCTTGACATATTTGCTCGTTTTCTGAACGGCGTCGGCGGCGTCTTTGAAATTGCCGACCAGCCCAGAGTTGAATAAGCCCTTTGCAGACTTTTCGAGCCTGACCATGCCCGCGTCGCTGTAGCCCATCTGAACTTGCATCTTTGCCATGGCATCATTGACAGTGAGGAATTGACTTACGCCGATTTCGACAGCCGCCGCCACCGCCGCAAAGCCTGCGCCGGCTGCCACGCCGAGCAAGCTGAACGCGCCGCCTGCCTTGTCCATATCTTGCTGCGTATTGGCACCGAACGAGCGCAGCGTATCGGCCATCCCGCCCACGATTCCAGAGACGCCATCGACCGCGCTAAATTGTGCGACTACATCATAAACTGCCATCTTGTCGTCTCCTTTCCTCGTTGGCCTTGGTGGCTTTCTGCTCGCGCAGTTCTAGCCCAACCATCAGATCCAGATCCGCCGCCGCTCGTCCATACTTCAATCGCGTTTGCCGCAAGTGCTCCACATATTGAAAGAGCGGAACGTTGTAATAATCAGCCGCTACCGCAAGCGTGGCGAGTAGCGGGCTGTCCTCGTCGAGCTGCCCACCATATACCAGTGGGCGAACTAGTTTTTTGCTGTCTCCGCGACCGGGCTGTCTGGTTGCGGTACGACGTGCAACACGTCGTTAGCAATCTGCTGCAGGAAACCGCCATCAGCTTTGCGAAGGGCGCGCTTGTGGGCTTCGCTTTCCACAGCCGGCGAGACCAAGACTGCCGTCAAGATATCGACGTACAAGTCAAGCGCCTGCGTGCGAGCTGCCGCGCCGGGGTACTTGGCTTGAATCTTTGCCAATTCATCGAGCGGCAAGCCGTCCCGATACTTAACCGTCTTGCCCCGAAAGGTGATCGACTTGATCGAGACTTCGCTCAGGTCGTCCCATGTGGCGTCGAGCGTGTCAAGCACTTTAGGATCCAATAATCCAGTCATTCAGCCTCTCCTATTCGTAAACCAGATCGAGCGCTTGGAAGCTGATATCTTCCGCATACGCTTTACCGGATTTGATGCCGATTTTGTCGACGGTGGCGTCCATGATTTTGTAAATCGCGGTGCCATCGACCACGCGCCGCGCCACAATGTTGAATTCGAACGGAACGATCGCCATGCCGTGATCCATCGGATTAAACCCATAGGTGGGGTTGGTGGCCGTGGTGTCATCGATCAGCATCAGATCATCGAGATAGAAAACCGCTGGCCCCGTCTTGGTGTCCTTGATTTTAATGTTGGCGATGGTCGACTTGGTCGTCGTGGTGAACGTGAATTCGAACGGCGTAAACGTCGTGGTCAGCGTTGCGCCGCTCACAACCGTCATCGCCTGATCCGTGGTGCCGTCGTACCAGAACGCGGCCAGCACTTCGGCGGCTGCGGCCTTGGCACGTCCGCGCAAACGGTAGGTGCGTCCCTGCGGCAAATAGATCGGCAGGTTGTACTGCACGCCGTCACTGACTGCCGTTGGCGTCACCTTCAGGCCGTACAGTTCCGAATAGGTGTTTGCCGCAGTCGAATCGCGGGCGACGGTGCCGGTAGCGAAACCTATCCATGTGGTGCCGAGCGCGTCTTCGAACCCACCGTTCGCCAAGTAATTGAGTCCGCGCCGACCTTGCACCAGATACTTGATCAGAACGGCATCCGACAACGCTGCAGGGAACGTGATTACACCCGTGGTGTAGTTCACCGTGTAATCAATGCCCTCGCGCAAGCGCAAGTTGTTGGCAGTGTTCTTGACTTCAATCAAGCTGGTGAAGCCTGAGACCAAGCTCAGCGTGGCAGTGGTAGCGGCAGCCGCTACGACATCTTGATGAATGACGCTTGAGCCGCGAATGAGGTCCATGAACAGCATGCCGCGATCAGCGCGGGCAATGACGTTCTTGCCGATCTTACCTGCCATCTTCGGCGCGTCGGTGATTTTCCAGTAGGCGTTTTTCTGGAAACCGAGGCCTTTACCGCCTGCTTCGACGGACGGATCGATGTCGAATTCAAAGCTTTGAATTTCGGCCAATTCGTTTCCGTCATGTTCCAAGAAATAGCGCACCTCAGACGGTGCGTAGTGCCCAATTTGAGCCATGTTGCTTTACCTCACAGTTTCCAGATTTGTGTCATCACGGAGTCCATTTCGGCCTTCGTGCGAATTTCGAGAATATCCACCGCATCTTGTAACGGATGCCGCGCCACCATTTTCTCAGTCCCGTCTTCAATGAAGCCCGCATGCCCGCTTGAGTTGGTGACTTCAAACGCGTACTGGTTCAAGCGAATGAGCTGCGCTTGACCAATCAGATCGCCGCTTCGGATACCCACTGGCAACGGATTTTCAGCAGTACTGGGTACTGCGCCTTCGAGGTTCTCGATATAGCGCAGGTAAGTCTCGGTGCCCAGCTCGTCCGTCATGGCAGCCACGGCACCCGGTCCTCGGGCGCGGATCGAATCCAGATCCTCAATCATGCTCAGCAGGCCCGTCCAACTGGTTTCCGATGCGTACGGCATAGAAGCTAGTCTCCGTTTTCTTGCGGCGCGGGCGGTGTGACATCCGCCACTTGTTCGGGCGTCGGATTGTCGGTGGAAGCGTATGCCAATTGCGCGGCAGCGTCGATGCAATTACCACAGATGCCTTGCCCGCTCGCCGCCATCTCCCAACTCCATGCTTCGACCAACCCCACGATTTGCCCGCACTTCGAGCACGCGATTCCGTTGGCAAAATAATGCCTTCCCATGGTCAGTCCTTTATCCGAAGGATCACGAACGATTTGCGCCGAAACACCAACCCTCGATCATCCCAAGGCGCAGCGGCGAACAAGCCGATCTCAAGGTTCTTGATGCCTTGCGCTCGCAAGTAGCCGCTTCCCACTGCCCCGCTGCCGTTCTCGACGTTGAAGTCATTGATCCACGCGAGGCGCAGCGCTTCCGTAAGGGCTTCGGCATTCGCATACGTGCCCGCCATGATCTCGACCGTGAGGCGCGGATCGCGGTACTGATTCACATACCCAAGCCCCGTCGCCATATCCTGCCCACCATTCGGATAAATGTAAACAGTGTTGACCTGCTTATAGATATCGAATGGTGATTGGGTGATCACTTCGGCAGTGTTCATCGGTGCCCCTTGTGCGGCGAACGAGGTCACCACGACGGTCTGAAGCGCGGCGATCGCCGTTGTTAAAGTAGTCATGTTAGTGTGTCCACGCGCAGCACATCGACCTGCCGATACATTTCCCACGAGTGACCCGCCACGATGATCTTGATTTCGTAGGTGTGACCGCCGAACAAGATCCGGTTGGATGGATCAATCACCGTGTCAAACGCGAAGATAAACGAATCAGCGCCGTCTAGTGAGTTGATACCTCGATCCGAGTCACGTTCGGAACCATTTGCTACGAAGCGGCAAGCGGGTGAGCTGATCGTGGTCCAACTCACCACTTGGCCCGTTGCACCACCGGGTGTACGGGAAACTTGCTGAATCGAGCAGGTATCCGGCAACGCGCTATTGACGGCGTATCGGATACGCGCTTGAATGGCCGGACTGAGAAGCGATAGCTTAGGCATAGTGTTTAATACCCGTTATCGTCGTCATAGTCGTTGATGCCGTCATCGTCCAACCCGTTAAAAGTTGGCGCGCTGGTTTGGCTTGAGTTGTCCGGTCGATAGATGTAGTTCGCCGAAGCGGTGATCAGCGCGATGCCGTATTCTTGGCGGCGTAGCGCGAGCAGCTTCTGCAAAGCCTCGATCGACGTGCGCTGACTGATGCGGAAATCCCCCGCGCCAAAGTCCGGCGTGTTTGCCAATTCAGCGATTTTGCCCGTCAGCATGTCAATCACCGCGTGCTTCCAATCACCCGTTTCACTGATCCGAAAGGTGATTTCTTCGTCGCTAAACATAGCGGCAGTTGAATCAGTGTCCCGAATGCCATACCGCACGCGAGTAATGTCATTGGCAGGTGAAAGGGTGTAGGTGAATGTCATTGTGCAAAGTCCGTTTCGAGCAACACCCAGACGTTGAACGCGCCCGCATTACCAAGCGCCGGAATCACTTCCAGATAGTCATCGACCGCGATTTCAGATAGCACGGGGAACGATGCCGCATACAGGGCTGCCGTGCCGTCCGTCTTGTTCTGCGCAATCAATGGTCGGTACCATTGCGACGTGTTCCCCGCAGGGAGCGTCAAGATACCAAGCGATGGCGCATTCGACCCTGCCGTCTTGACGGTGACTGTCGTGGTGGCGGGTTGACTCTGATAGTCGATATACACCCCCACCACGCGCCCGTTCCAGTTGCGGCTGGTCTTCACATCTGCCGTCGCTGAGCCGTTCGATCCCACCAGCGTACAAGCGATTTTTGCCGTTGAAATAGGCATAAATCCCCCTTACGCCAATGTGAAGTTGACGTTGGTCATCACGTCCCATTGCCCGTTACGAGCAACCAGCGTGATCGAGTTGTTGGCGGCTGCCGATGCCGTCGCGGTTCCGCTTGAACCTTTGCGGTTGAAGCCTTGCGGGCAGGTGATGGCATGGGCGAATGCGGTTTCGGAAAAGACCATGATGATCTTTCCATCGTCGCCTGTACCGTACGCACCTGCGACCGGAGCCGCAAGCGTCAAAGCTGCTGCTGAACCCTTGGTGATCACAACGGTTTTGACCACACCTACGCTCGATGGCAAGGTGATGACCCCGTCTGCCGAAAGCAATTGGAGCGCATCAGCACTGCTGACGATGGCTCCGCTTGCCACTAGATTTGTTACGTTCGAGTCGCCTGCTGGCATGTTATTAGCCTTCCACCCTGAGACAGGGTATAATATGCGTGTGGACTAGAACGGCCTCATGAACCGTTTGAACGGCTAACTCTGTGAGCTTGTCCACACTCCCAAACACAGAGTTACACGGAGACAACTTCATATGACAGACATTCAGGTAAAGCGCTGCAAGATTTGCGGCGAAATAAAACCTATTTCCGAATTCTACAAAAAGCGTGATTGTGCCCTTGGTGTTACTCCGGAGTGTAAGATCTGCCGTTGCTTGAAAGACGGATTTACCCCGCGCACATTCCGCGAGAAACTTCCCGAAGGCCTGAAGCGGTGCAAGCATTGCCAACGCGTTCTTCCTGAGACCCCTGAATATTTCTCCCGAAATGCACATTGCCATAACGGCCTTTTCGCGATTTGCAAAGAGTGCCGCGCTAACAAACGAAATGCTGAATACCAGAAGTCTCCCGAAATGCGCGTGCAAACCATTCAACGCAGTAAGGACTGGCGTAAACGCAACCCCGACAAACGTCAAGCGCAAGTCTGGATTCAGAACCGCCGCAGACGAGCAAGACGGGCGCAATCCACAGGCAAACATACCGCGGCAGACGTACGCAACCAATACAACGCTCAACAAGGACGCTGCTACTGGTGCGATGTTTTGGTTGGTGATATTTACCACGTCGATCACGTTATCCCCTTATCTCGTGGCGGCTCCGATGGCCGCGAAAACATTGTTATTTCTTGCCCCTTCTGCAATGTCAGCAGAGGGGACAAGCTCCCTAGCGAATGGGGCAAAGGAGGGAAGCTTCTATAACCGTACGCCATTAAACAGCGTACTAGTTATTTACAAATGTCCAGCGCCAGTCAGTAAAGCCGAAACCATAACGCATACGGGCGATCCAAGTGGCAAAAACGCTGGTGTCTTCCTGCTTCAGATGCACGTCGAGCGGCACGCGGTCTTGCCAGAACAGCTTCTGCTTCATGAGCACGCTGTCCACCAAGAACCAACGGGTGGTCGAGGTCAGGAACGGCCACACGATGATGTTGTACGCGCCCTGCCGTGGGTTGTCTGCACGGTTGGCAGTCGTCGGATCGCCGCTGGACAAAACTGCCTGACGGGCAGCGTATTCCAGCGCAGGTGGGACGATCAGGGTGTCGGGCATCGCGCCGATCAGACCACCCTTGTCATCCGTGTAGGCCCACATGGCCAAACGGGACGTTTCGATGTTGGCCGGAGTGAGGGTCAGCGAACCAGCGTTCGACTGGGTGCCGCTCACGTCAGGGGCGTTCGGGTGCGAGGCCGAAGCCAACGCCACGCCATCGCCGCCCAAATAGGAAGCGCTGGTTGCGTTGTTGAACACCGAGGCCGCGTCGGTTTCCATCTTCAAAGCAGCGCTGTCACCGAGCATCATCGTCGGATTGACGATGTTGTTGTATAGGTTGTCTTCGAGGAATTCACGACGGATCGGCAGCTCGACGGCGAACGTTTGGTTCTGGATGTTGGTCTTATACCCACGGTCATAGCCGACTGTCGAAGGCTTGCCCGTTGCGGAAAAGTTGTTCCAAGCATCCAGAGCCACCGCGCCAAAGTTTTCATAGTGTTCCGTGTCCTTGATGGACGACAGAACGTTGAAGATGGACGGGCGCAGCGATGGACGGCGGTTAAATCCCAGCCAGAACCATTCGCGAATGCCGGGTTCGAGGGCATCAGCCCATGCTTGACTAACAAGAGGTGCAGGCATGTTTCAGTATTCCTTTTATAGCTCTTGTTAGAGCGCCTTGTTGTTGATGTGCTTGCCAACGTTGAATGTGACCAAGGTTTCGTCGATGTTGTTGGTCTTGGTAGCCCACACCACGAATTCCTTGTTGCTCGACGCGGCAACGGTCTGCGCGCCGGTTGCGCCGCTGATGTCCAGTGTCGCACCCTTGACGCGGGCGTTGTTGTCGTACACGCCGTAGATGGCGTCTTCATCGACAATCACGCGATACTGGGTGGTGTTGGCGGTTCCGGCTTTGGTTTCCAGTACCAGCCCGACAAAAGTCGTGGCGGCAGTGGCACCCAGTACCAGCTGACCGTTGGTCAGAGTGACCAGATCGCCCGCGCTCAAAGTGGCGGTAGCGTTGGTCTTGATGTTTTGGATCGTGGGGTTTTGAGCCGCACCACGACGCCCGCGAAAACGAAATCCAAGGCTAGTATCTGCCATGATCCCTACTCCCTATCTGTGTTCGTTCGTTATTTGCCGCGCAAGGCTTGCGCTTCGGCAAGACGTGCCGCGTAGCGCTCCGGCGTGAGGCCCATCGCCTGCGCAATCTGAATCTGATCGGCACTCAGCGCCACGGCCTTCACACCGCTTGGCGATGCACCCGATCCACCTGCGCCCGCATCAAGGTTCGGCGCGCGTCGATTGCTGAGCAACGCTGAATTCTTGTCCAGCCATTCGCTGAGCTTCAACGGTTCCAGTCCATCGGGCACCAGACTACGCATTCCTTCAGGAATAGCGGCGATCCGGGCGTCCAGACTTTGCTGGAAAGCCGTCTGATAGGCTGCCGCTTTCTGCGCTTCGGTTTGGACCCGTGCGAATTCGGCGGTCTGCTTCTCGTAAAGCTCTTTGAACTTGCCTTGCTCTTTGAGCAATTCCTGTTCGCGCAATTGCTCTTCGCGTTCCCGTACCGTCAAGCGTTCTTCGAGCGCCTGCGCCTTGATGCGGTTCTGCTTGGCTTCTTCGCGCAATTGCTTGATGAGCGCTTGCGTTTCTTCAGCCGTGTGTTGAGTAGCTTTGGCTTCTGCCCCGTTATCAGCCCCTTCAGGAGCCTTGATTTCATCTGCCATGGTTGCGGTTTCCTTCTGGATTCCTATAGTCTCTGGTCAAGTAGCTTGGCCAGTTTATCGATAAGTAAAGAGTTCGGATTCGCTTGCACTTCGGCACCCTTGAAAAACTCGGCGTGCTCTTGTGCAGCCTCTACGGTTCGCCGCTCGTCGCGGTTGAGAGACAAGCGCCAATCCTGCTGAACAGGAGCGGGCGCGGATTTGGCTACAGGTTCGGGCTTCATTTGTTTTTCCCTAGCGGAATCACCAGCGGATTCCATGTCTCGGATCGGTCGACGCACGTCGGGCAATGGTCCGCCTCGCCTAACTCCCACGTTGCATTCACATTGCCTTGTCCGTCATACTCAAGGTTCCAGTTGCATTGGCAATTGCTCAGGCACTCGGTCGAACCATCGCGCGGCATGGCGGGCAAATCCAAGTCAATCGCCTGATCCCAGTACACCGACTCGCTCGACTTGGCATAGAGCGCCGAACGACTGGTGATGAAGTCGAGGCTTGCGCCCTCTTCCACCACGGCATCCTCGATATCTTGGGCGAACTTGTCCAGATACTTGTACTGGTCAAGGATCTTGTCTTGCAAATCCTTGAGTTCGTCCATGGATAACGGCGTGTCTGACCCTGCAATCGCCTGCTGCAGGAAGCTGGTCCGGATGGCGTCTTGCATTTGCGAGTGCCAATCCTCAAGCGAGAGCGTGCCATGCAACAAGTCCTCGCTCAGCGTTTCCATACGCTTTGCCCACTGGTTAGCGATGGCATCGGTTTCCTCCTGATCGCCATTCACCGGGTAAGGCCCGACAGGGTGCGACTTTGCCATCAGCCCGCCTTAACCATCTTGCGATGGAGCGCCGTGACTGCCGCTACTTCTTCGGGCGTGATGGGATGCACCGTCAGCGCTTGACCGGGTGGCAGCTTCTTGCCGCTGCCCTTGATGGCAGGTTTGTTCGCGCTTGGCTTGCTCGGCGAGTTCACTTGTGCGCTAGGCGTTCCGTCCGTCGCCTTCACCGTGTCGCCTTGCGCCCCGATATCAATCGGCGCTTCTTTCACGCTCACGGTGCCCTTCATCGGGTTGACTGATTCCATGAGGGCAGGCGCTTGTGCGGCAGCCTCTTTCTGTTCCGCCATGATCGAAGCAATCTTTTCTTCGTCGAGGTCAAACACGTTGGCCGTCGCTTTGAGCGTCTGTTCGTGGCCCCAAATCACATCCATCATGACGGCATTCTTGACGACTTCCGAGTCGTTGCGCAGTTCAGCGCTACGCCAAACCGTACGGAAGCGCTTATAGGCGGGTGGTTGCTGTACGCCAAATGCCGCTTGAATGCGATGCGACAAGTCGCCAACTTGCTCCCAACTTGCGCCGGCGCGGGTTTGGAACGCACGCACTTTGCCGAGCAGCCCTACTTCGAGCTGCTTCAGGTATTCGCCGCTCTTGCCGCCGCTGCCGATCAGGTCGGATGAGGGCGTGCGCGTAATGTCGGCAATCAAGTGCCGCTCTTTATCGATGATTTCGAGGATCGGCCCCATGTCACCAGCGGCTAACCGCGTCAGGTCGGCAATCTGTCCTTGCTCAATCGGCGCGCCCGAGCTAATCGTGTAAATCATGGCGGGTGTGATGGTAGCGGGCGGCTCATGTCCCCGCGCAACGAGGATCGAGAACGCCGTCAGTTCGGCAATCATCACCGCCGAATAGTTGAAGCGGTTGAGCGCGTTCTGTGGGCTGATCGCATTGCGCAGCTCACTTACGCCGAAGTTATGCCGTCCACCGTTGCGAAAGTGAATGACTGGAATGCCAAGCGGTTTGCCGCTTCGATCCGTCCATGGCAGAATGTGCGTCGTTTCTCCTTCTTCGATGAATGGCTCAAACGAGTTTGTGCCCATGGCCTGATACTTTTCGATCCGGTCTGGGTAATAGACGTTCGCTCGAATGGCAAACTGAAACTGCGTGAGTTCGGTGGGTGTTTGGATCTGCCACACCTTGATCGCCGCTGCCATTTTCGGAATGTTGCGGCTTGGGTAGTAAGCCAGCATCCCAGTACTGCCGTCGAAAGCTTCCTCGAACGTCCAGCGCACACACTGATCGTCGTTGTCCCAACTCGCCATCAAATAAGAGTCGGCGTCGCGGATGGCGGCTTGATGGATTTCGCCTTGCAGAATATCGAAGCGGTTGCGCTCCATCACGTCTTGGATCCATGCCGCAGGGTTGCGTGTGGGATCGCTCAGGATGTCATCGCTATTTGCGTCACCATCACCCGCATCGGCCATCATCGGCAGCTTGGCTTGCGCTTTCTTATCTTCCAACGCGTCGATCGATTGCACGATGCACCGATCAGCCATGGTGTTGACCACGCTTGGCATCAGGTTAAGTGTGAAGCCATCGTCGGAATCTTGAATCCGAAGCAAGTTCTTCATTTCGGTATTCAATCCGGCATCGTGATCGCCGTCGAAATACTTGCGGAAGCGCAACACCCGCTTCGAGCGCACGCGTTCCTCGTTCACCCAGAACAGCGACGCCTTGAAGATGGACGACAAGCGCAGCAGGTCGAGATAGTAAACAACCGTTGGTTCAGTCGATTGTAGGGTGTTGGTTGCTCCAAACATTACGCATACCTCCGGGTTTCAGCCACCAGCGGCTGCGATCCAAGCATCAGTTTGCTAATCCCCCACACCATCGCATCCATTCGGTTCGGCGAAGCATCACCCGGCATCCACAAACACAGCTCATCTTCAAGGCCTGCGAAGTTGCCGACATGGTGCACGCGGTTCTGTTCGTAGAGTGCCGCCACTGGTTCGGCACGTGTGGCCTTGCCTCGGCTCGCATGTACGAGTTTTACAGTGACGGAGGGGTCGATTGTTTTGATGGTCAAACCCACCATTTCGCCGCCATTGTTGGATTCCGCGACGATGCAATCCGCCCGATGTTTGTGATAGGCACCCACTGCGGCCAGCGCCCATGTCTGTGGGCTGCCTTGCACCGTGTCATCGCTCAACACATACGCTTGCCGCTGTGTCATGCCGACTGTCACGATTCCTGCCGCATCGCCGCCACTGGTTGCCGATGGGTCAACACCCACCACCACCTGATCGAGCGTCGCCGGCTGCCGAGTGACGCGGTTGCGTTCGATCGTGTCACGTGTCCACATCGCACCGGGTGCCTGATCTACATCTTCGGCCAAAATCTCCATGCGATAGGACAACGCGGTCATATCCCCAGCTAAATCGTTGATAGCGTCCTGCGAGATATACGGATTGTCGCGACTGGTGAACGTAAACACGCCCCAGCGCGGATCGGTGACGGCTTTCTTGAACATCTTGGCGGCGTGTTGCGGGTCACGTGCCTTAGACCGACTACGGCTGAGCAGGCTAGGAGGAGTATAAATAAAGACCGCACTTCCATTATTGTCAGCCAGCATCGGTGCACCCACCACCCCCCACGCGTCCTCATCCATCAATTGCCATTCGTCCAGAATCAATTCATCGGCGTAATCGCCTCGCAACGTATCGGCATTCCAAGCGGTCTTGGCTCGGATGCGTTGCTCAGTACCCGGTAACTCGATAATGTGGCGCGTCTCATTTTTATAGAACACGCCCGCATCAATCGGCTCCGTTAAGGCGCGGCACACACTCACCCAAAACCGATCGATCTGTTCTTGCGTGGGAGCGGCATATAGCACACGCTTACCCGCTAAGAATTTCTCAACCGCTCGATTACCCACGCCCACGGTTTTTCCACCACGACGCCCCGCTCGCACAATCACGCGCGGCTTGTCACATTGGATAAACTCCGCTTGTTTCGCGTGCGGAATGGGGAGCGTGATCGTGTACGCCATTACTCAGCGCTTTCCTTCGATGGCTTCATGTTCTCGTACACCACCCGCAATTCAACCGGGCCACCTGCCGCGCCGGTGATTTCCTGACTCACGCGCTCACGGTATTCGGTGGGGCGCTTGGCTTTGAGCAGCAAAGACAACATCGTATCGCTGTATACGATCTCATCCGCCACATACTTACCTTGCGAATAGATGGGGCGCTTGACCCCATCTACAGCTCGACGATACGCTTCTGCTACGAGCGCCTCAGAGCCTGCCCATTCGGCCTCTTCCCACGCAGTGAAAAATTCTTTGTTCTCTTTCCGGTAGCGATAGGCTTGCCGCGGCGAAATATCGGCAGCCTTTGCCGCATGCAACACGACCCCATCCACCTCTAAAGCGGCAAGGAACGCTTTCGCCCAACGTGGCCAACCATTGACACTAGCCATGAGACACCTCTGAGTTGTGCATCGGCTTTTTGACTAGCCCTTTATCGGTAAGCGCTGCAACCAATTCCGCAAAAGCTTTGTCACCGAAATTCCTGATGTTCAACCCAGTACCATTCAGTTGCGCCAAAATTTCGCCTACTGTGTCGTAACCTACTCGTCTCAACGCGTTATAACAGCGGGGATTTAACTCAAGTGCTTCAATCGGCGATGCCTCAGTAATCGGCAAATCTATTTTTGGTGGGGGCTCTGCAGCAAGACGCGCTAAATGTATGCAATGGCTACGCACGGTTGTCGGTGTCACGCCGTAGGATTTAGCTATCGAAACATAAGTCTCACCTTGCAAATGGCGTTCATACATCGCCTTATATTGCTGTGGTGCATCTTCCAAGCGCGTATAGGATTTCTTTTCGGTTGGCTGCAAAGTGAATTTACCCATTGCTTGCATCCCCCGCGTGTTGGGCTGTGACGCTTTGTGCCAACGCCGCTTCGCTTGGCTTATTCAGCGCATCGAGCCGCGCTTTGAGTGACGTATTCTCCACGCGCAAGCCCTCGATAATCTCATCTTTGGCGGTGATTTCGGCTTTGTGCTGCGCCTTCATCGTTTCGATCTGCGCTTCGAGTGCAGCAATGCGCGTCGTCAGCTTATCAATGGCGGTTTGAAGCTCTGGCAAGACTTTCAATTGTTCGCTCAGCCGTTCAATGGTGGCCTTGTCTTGTGCCATTTGTCGGTATGCCTCTGCTAACTTCGCTTGATAATCCGCAATCGCTGCTTTCTTCTCTTTGTTATCGTCCAGTAGCGCGTCGATTTGCTTCTCTAACCTCAGCAATCGCTCGCGATCCTCATCGGCCCGTTTCCGATCGGCTTGGCTCAGTTCCACATACGCCGATTGGAAGTTGAGCGCGTTGGCTTCTGCTTTGTTCTGGTTGTTGGCCTTGTTCACCTGCATAATGAGCAAGTTACCGAGGGCTGTCACCAAGAGCAGCACCACGCCGCCGATCGATAAACTCTCACCCATGCGAGCCTCGTGGCAGCAGGTTCAGGCTCATAAATGCGCAACAACCCGAATAAAGAAGGGGAGCCACAAGAATCCGCTGACCGGGAGGCATCGACAGAAAATAAATCCACGCCATGAGTGCATAAAACGTGAGTGGGGTGATGAGCAGAAGCGCGTTCTCGTATCGGGGAGCCATGAGAAGCACGCACCCACACGCCGCAAGCAACAGCCCATACCATCGAGGAGAAATGCCAGACGATTCAATGAACAGAACGACGCCGACAGGCCGATCATCGAAAATAAACAAGGCGACGAGGATCAAGAAGCACCCAGCAATATGCCCCGGCGCTACGCCCTCAAGTACAGCCTTGACCTGATTGATTATTCGGTTGGCCTTGGCGGTCAGTTCGATCCACAAAATCAAAAGCCTCTCTTCCTGCCCCATATTTTAGGGTAGAAAAAGAGGCTCTAAAAGTTGATTATAGCCACGTGGTGGCAGGCACCTAGCCTATGAATTTCACCTTACCCATACGTTTCTACGTATTAAGTCATTGCGCCGCCAAAACCATTTCGTAAGGCGTTCTGAATCAATCCAATAATAGCCATCTTGTGCTGTGTTCGGATCACTTTTCAGCGCTTCGATCCAAAAAGGAATCCGCTTTGCCGATTCAGGGTAATTGGGTTCTTCATTCTTATTGAGTATTCGCAATACCCGACACGCTTTTCGATAGCGTTCTTTTGCAATTTGCCTCTTTGCCATCAAACGTTGCCTTTTCGCCACTCGATCTCGAAGCAAACAGTTTTGACAAAATCCTCAAATGTTTCTACCCCTGAATAGGTAGCCACATTGCAAATATCTTCATCGCAGCGCAAGCAAATAATATGGAGCGCTGACATATCGGATCCGCTTTCTGAGTTGCCAGTGTTCCAAGCACAATCAGCACGATCAATCGCTCGTCCGCAAGTTGGGCAAATGTCTAATTTCCATTTGACCAAAGTATCATGCAGCAGCTTATCGAGTTCTCCGTCTGTCATATGCCTTTCCGGGATAAATGATCCTATGAATGGCTCATCCCATTCCGACTTTTTATCGTCTACCATCCCTCACCCTCCCATCAATCGTCTAACCGCAGGGTGTGTATAGCTCCCCGCCACCAACACAAATTTACCATGCAAGCGCTGCGCCCGCCGAAAGGCGATCAGCTCGGTCATGCGCCGCTCAACGTTTTGCTTGCTGATGCCGAGTATCTTGGCAATCTCTGAGGCATACGGCCCTTGCCCCGCATGATCCGAAGCGTAGAACGCAAACACCGCCTCGACCTTATCCCGCGTCAAGCGCATTTCGCCCAGTGTGGAGAGCAGCGTTTCAGACGGCACCCATTCATCGTAATTCGGGATGAATTCACTCAACATTTGAATCCCCTTTGCCGTGCATAATGTATGCGTGAAGGCGCTTCAATTCCGCGATGATCATGTTATGCACTTGCGCATTTTCAAACACCAACATGGCAACTTGCGTATTCAATTCTTTTACCGATTCAACAAGCTGCTTGTTTTCTTCTTTGAGCGCTTGTACGTTTTCCCATAGTGCTTGTTCCTGCTCGTTCATAGCTCCCCCTTGCCCTGCTCAATGATCACCCGCAGCCGCTTCACTTCTTCAACCAACCAAGCCATATCGCGCCCGCCGATAGGATCAGGCGTGTGCAAGGTTCGCCAATGCCCATGCGTAAAAACATGCGTAGTTACGATATAGCTCACTGTATAGGCGGCAAGCCGATCTTCAATTTCTTTCAACCGATCCTGTTCTTCGTTCATCGTGCTAGGCTTAGGCCATTCTTCCGATGTTTCAGGTATCCAATACTGACAATTAGAGCAAAGTAGCCCGCCATGCGTTCTGATCCATGCATCACTATCACATCTACGACATTTCATCGCACCCGCTCCCACAACTCATCATCCGTATGATGCCCGATCCGAAAAGCGTAGTATTTCCCGCCGATAAACTTCATACACAACCAGCCTGTGTGATTGTGATCAATCCGATGCACTTCATACTCCACGCTGGGATCGTCACTCATCACCACCACCCAGCCGGGCTTCAGCTCCGAGGCGCGCAGCGTGCGATGCAAGGCATCGGCATCGTGGCACGCGACGGCCAGCGCTTCTTCCCACATGGGATCTAACCGTATTTTACTCACAGATCCTCGCTTTTCATCAATCGAGACAACGACGAAGGATCGGCTTCTTTTAGCCAATTGCAAACCATTCTGATATCTATATCGGTGTTCTTCTCATTAACCACCACATAGATGTCTCTCAATTTTGACCAATGATTTACCAGTTCAGGGTGATTCTTCAACAAATCACCCAACGCAATACGGACTTTTTTCCGTAAAATAGACTTGGCTTGGCTGGCTTTGGTTGTATGTTTGAGGTTTACCTCGTCTGTTTTAGCCCGAAGCTTTTTCACTTCTGCTATGAGCCAATCCATGTGCGGTCTAGCATCGATTACATTTCCTCGCGAGTCCCGATAATCGATCCAAATGCTTTCAACACGCATTTCTTCTATCATCGGCAACCAATCTTGTTCACTCATCGCTTATTCCTCCTCACCACGAGCACACCAATCGCCAATAGATTCAGAAAGAACGCCACATCGAACAAGAAAAAGGCTATATCACGCGCCACGTTTCACCCCCAACGCTGCCAGCGCTCGCTCCAGCTTGCGCTTCTTGGCCAGCATGTTCAACCGTGCGCGGTTGCGCTTGTGATAGGCTTTGATATAGCCGCGCTGCTTGTCGCGGTTCTTCTCCACCCAACGCCGCTTGGATTCTTTGCGGCTGGTGTAATGAATGGCGTAGTGGCATTGCTTGCACTTGCGCAGCCGCCACACCTTGCCCGTAGGCCCGATGCCAGTTTTGAGAAACTCGTCAATCGGCAGGGTGCGCTTGCAGAAACTACAGACGCGAGTATCAGCCATGTTTCACCCCCAACGCTTCCAGCGCTTTTTTCATCCGCCACTTCTTTCGAGTAAGGTTGTATTGCTCCCGATGTGCTTGCCGCCATCGCACCGACCGCGCATAGTTTTCGGCTTTGTGCGAAAGATAATAGTTGCGGGTGTAGATTTTCTGCTTGTCCTTGGTTTTCTTGTAAACGCAGGCATAGCAGACGTTCACCCGGTACTGGCTTCCGTTGCGATATTTAGCCAGCTTGAACTTGGTTTCGGGCAGCGTCTGCTTGCATGACTTGCAATAGTGGTCAGTCATAGTAGCGGCTCCTGTGTGTGCTTAACTTCCTGCACCGTTTCATCGGTGAACAATGGCGGTGTCCACGGTTCCGCCAGCCGTTTCCGCGCCATTTCGACATATTCCGCGTTCACATCACAAGCGATGAAATGTCTACCTAATCGTTTCGCTGCAATTGCCGTTGTGCCGCCACCGGAAAACGGATCTAATACAATATCTCCCGGCTTGCTGTGTAATTTGATAAAATGTTCCATCAGCGCAATCGGTTTTGGCGTAGGATGATCGGTAGCTTGCGGAATTATCTTTCGTGCCATCGATGGACGGATGATATTTTCAATTGTGTTCGTCGTGTCATACCATTTACATGCTGCCCCCGGTTTCATTGCTACCAGCACCGTCTCATAACTGCGCCGATAATGCCAACCCATACCCATCGGGCCTTTATCCCAGACCACCATTTGCTTAAATTCCAATACCTCATCCAACCAAAGCGACCACCGCGCAAATTGTGGATCGGGGCCGCCGCCGCCGCAGCAGCAGCAGCAGCAGCAGCAGCAACCCGGTTTCAGAATGCGCTTATATTCTTTCACGCATTTTGAAATAACTCACCAGCCTCTAACCCATCGTTGGCAATAGGACGCGATGCGGAAACTGATTTCTGCGTTCCGAGTGCAACTTCCCTACGTTGAATTAAATCGCCGTTGTTGTTGTTGTGCCCATAGGGCGGATCTGTCAATATCAAATCCACCGACTGATCCGGCAATTGTGCCATCAGTTCGAGCGCTTCCATGTGATAAATCGTGTCTAACTCCATCACAGTCTAGCCCTCCCCCACGCATCCACGCCACGCTTGCAGCGTTCACGGTAGGCCTTTTGGCGACACTTGTTACTGCAATACAACGCGTGCTTGCCGTTATGCGTTGCCCACACCTTGGCGTCACATTGAGCGCACGTAACAATATCGGCCATTACGTCGCGAGAGGGCTTAGCGAGCTTCTTACGTTCGACCTTAGCGCGTTGAATATAATCGGCTTGTCGGCAGGCCGAACCACAATAAATAGCTGTCCATCGACGGGCTTTGAAAAAGCATCCACAACGGACGCAATGACGAGGGAGAGAGGGTAGGGTCATGGCATCACTTGCCACGACGAATAGAGCGTCGGTCCCATGGTAAATAGACTCCTCTGAAGCACAGCTAATAATGCGTACCAGTGAATCGCATAACGCGGGGACCGTCCGCGCTATACAACCCCTATGGTATCACAATCCAGCCTAGAATGCCAGACCTTTTATAGAACAGATGGCAAATTCAAGCGCTTTTTGTAATCGCCTCACGTACCACTTTCGCCACTTGTTCAATCATCGCTTCTGGGTCATTGTCAATCATGGTTCCGCTGTAGCGCAGAATGCGATAACCCAATTCAGACAACTTGTTGATCTTCCAACGATCTGCGTCTGTGTTATGGCGGCCACCCTTATAGGCATGCTGACCGCCGTCCACTTCAACAGCCACTTTTAACGCTGGCCAAGAAAAATCGATCTGATGCTTCCGACCGGGGATCAGTTTCTGCTCACGCAATGGCGCGGGTAGATCCTTCGGCGCGAGTAGTTTCCACCAATGCTCGAACGCGGCTTCCAAATGACTGTTACTCACGGTTTGAATCCTCCTCAGGATCAAACTTTATGTCCCATGTGATGTTTTTCAATGGCGTATCAACGGGATCTTCAAACCGCCACGTCGAATTATCGTCAGGCGCCTTATCTGGGGTATCACCCGTCCAGCCGCAATCGCACTGCCAACGCTTTTCGACATACACGTAATGCAGAACCTTATCCCATGTTCCTCCGCACTGAGGGCAACGGCTGTCCATCATAGCGGCAGCCGCATCGGCGAGTTTCCCTAGCGCCGCTATTGTTTCATCGGACATGCCCTTGCCATGTGCATGGAAAGTCTGTCCACCTTCTGATCTATACCACCCTGAGTTATGCTTCTTTTTCGTCACGCTGCCACCTCACTCTGTTCTTCATCGCTGAGCGCCTCGATCCATTTCTGACACGCCTTGATCCGCTTCTTTCGGACTTTCAGTTCGGCAGCCAAATTCTCAAAATGTTCCCTTACTTCTTCCAAGCTCATCCCATTCATGAAATCGGCGCGAAACATATTGGCCACACCTCCCTTTTCTTCGAGCTGCTTCAACCACGCATAGACGACTTTGCGATAGTTCACCGCGTCGACTTTCACCAGCGCGCCCGTCGTCATTCGCATGACTGATTCCTCGGCGAGCGCTTCTTCATCCATCTTGATCACCTGCTGCAGCGCATTCCGCGCTTCCTCTCGGGTGGCAGGATCGGCAGTCTCCCACCGCTCGAAAGCAGGCGGCACATTGAACGATATGCCCATCTCTGGCCACTCGACTACCCGCCGCTTATTGCGTGCTACAGATGCCGCCGTAGCAAGCTCTTTTAGCTTTTCATCGGGAAGGCTTGCCAGCTCGACCAACACATCGCCATGGCAAGCGGTATCGGGGGCGGAAGCCGTCTTGCAAAAACAGCCTAGCTTCTTGAAGCGCAAGCTCGGCAGCCGGGCGATCAAGTCGGGCCGGGTGAGCAGATAGGCACGATACTTTTCGATCACCTGCGCCCGGGTTCCATCGCGACCGATCACGTACGGGTTGCCCCATCCCTGATCCTTCAATCCGCCCGTATTGCGCCCGATGTACACATCAAACCCGTTCGATACATGCACTACCGTGGAAGGCGGCAAGGGTAAAGGATCTGGGTGGAATTGACCCAAGCCCCACTTATGCGCGTTCTCGTCTAAGTCTGGTTGCGCAATCCATTTAACGGGTGGGTTGGTGCGATGGTTGAGATCGGCAGGCATCACGGACTCCATAATGGAGGAAGCAATCGCAATCACCCGATCCCATTCCGAATGAAAGACGTTCAAGATCAGCGCGTCGTGCATATCGATTGCCACGTATGAGCGATGCCCAGCTGCGACAAGCGCCTCGTCAATCTTCCAAATGGCGTTCTTAATGAGTTCACCGACTGCGCCTTGGCAAGCGTAGTTCCATGCCACATAGGGGCGCTTGGCATCGCAGGGCACTTTGCGCCCCGTCCACAACCGCACAAAACCTGTTGACTTCGCCTTGTCTGCCGCGGCTTGCTTAGCGGCTGCCACCTTCGGAAAAGCGCGATCCTTGGCTTCGAGCAGGTCTGCCGCTTCTTCAGGCGTGCAACCTAGTCGGCGGGATAGTGTCATCGCGCCCATCCCGTATGCCGTGCCGAAAGTGATCGTCTTGCCCTTCGAGCGTAACCGCTTGCGCTCACTGGCATCGCCATCCGTCCAAGCCTGCCCGAAATAAGATTCAGCCATGGCCGAATGAAAGTCAGCCGCGGAGCACGCACTCGCGAATGCGTTATCGGCGGCCAGTAGTGCCGCGATCCAGTTCTCCGCGTTGCTGTAGTCAATTTCGACAAGCGTCGCGCCTTCATCCCCCACCAATACGCCCGCCATCGTGCCTGCAGGGTCATGCGCATTCTTCAAGCGCATTTTCAGGTTTTGGATGTTGGGATTAGAGGACTTGCGCCGTCCAGTTTCTGTCCCTACGCTCACCAGCGAATGCACACGGCCATCGATGGCGGCATGTTCGAGCAAGTTGCCAAGCGTGGCGATCATGCGGTCCACATCAATCCATGTAATCAAGTCGGCAAGCGCTTCTTCTGCTTCAGGGAACACTTCGACATATTTCTCAAGCGCATCGGCACCTGTGGACAATTCCCATTTGGCGGTGAACAGATCCGCGTGATCGCGTAGTTTCGGGTTCGGCTTTGGTAGCCCTTTCACCGTCCAGATAAATTCACGCCGAGCGACAGGGCTGTTTGGCTTGCTCAGACCTGCCGCGCTGAGTCGGGCTTCACAATCAGCCGCCACCCGCCCAAGTTCCTCTATCCTTTCCTTGACACGCCCCGCATCAATTCGCACGCCTTGCGCAGCCATCCGGCAATAGCTACGGGTGGCGGCATTCTCGACTTCGACGAGCGTAAGCTGAGTCGGCTTCATCTCGGCCAATTGTTCGCGATACACCGCCAAGGTGAGTTCGGCGTCGTGCTTGGCATAGTCGAGCAACACATCCAGCTCAAGCTGGTGCAGCTTGCCGCGTTGCTTCTTCACGTCCAGTTGTTGCTCTGGGACTTCGATCCCGTGCGACTTGGCCACCTCAGCCAATGAGAAGCGCTTATCGACTGCAGGGTACAGAAGCCGCTCATTGGTCATCGTGTCCCACATCAGCTTCGGAATTGTGCCCGGCACAAGGCGCGAGAGCTGCCGCACATCAAACACGGCATTGTGCATGATAATCGTCTTGGTTTCGTACAGCTTGCGCAGCCAGTTTTTCACGTGATCCGGCCATTGCCCATCACTGGCATACAACACGCCTGACCCCTCGTCCCATGCGAACGAGATCACCAGCACATCCGCCGCATACGATAGGCCGTAGTCGCTTTCAGGACCGATGCCGTTCCATTCGGTATCGGTTTCAGTATCGATGGCCACGCGGGTGGCTTTCTCAGCCTCAGCCATGGCGCGCTCATCAATCCGGTAAATGGGGGCAGGCTTCTCATCCTTACCCAGATCCATCATTTGTTGCATTTACACCTTCTCCAATTCATATAGCACTTGCTTGACTTTGCGTTCCGGTAGCAAGTCACCGGCAATGAAGGCCTTCACTTTCGGCACACTCAGCGCGTGATCGAGCAGTTCAGAAGCGATCCCCTTGGTCAAAGTGGTGCGGTCATAGGGGATCTTCATCCGCTTGAGGAGGTCTATTTGTTGCGGCGAAGCAAATTGCATCCGCCAATCGGCATCGCGGGCAATGGCGCGCCGATTGTCCACCAGCCCTAGCGCCAAGCCGTCAGCCTCGCTGATGAGTGCCGCAAAGCTATCGGCATCTTTCACTTGCGTCACTTTGCCTTCCTTTTCGACGCGGTACAGCACATAACGCTCGATTCGGCTCTTTTCGCGTTCCAGCCTGCCGATCTGGGCAATCAGGATCGGCGTGCGCGGATCACACTTTTCCTCGTAAGATTTGAGTAGATAGGTGGCATCGGCAAGCCGCTCCCGAACGCGGTCAAAGTTGGTGGCGTAGGTGGGTGGCGCTATCACAAACGAGCCGCGCCCCCTGCCGAGTCCGCACGAGCACCAGCCCTCGGGATCGCGTTGCCAGTGTGCCGACAAGTGCGCAAAGATCGACACGATCTCATCGCGCAGGTCACGCCCTCGAAAGAGTTCTTCTTTGACCTGTGCGAAACTTTCGCCCCGATCCTCTTTCTCGACAGGGGCGGGAAATGCGCCGCAATACGGGCACTTGAACAGCCCTTTCGGGTAATCCTTGCAGCATTGCTCACACTTCACCATCTTTCCAACAAGCGTGCCCAGATCGAGCGCCTTGGTATCGTTCGCACTCAAGTTAACAACTAAACAATCGACCTTACCCGGTGAAGGCCGTAACCCGCGTCCGATCATCTGGGTGATGAGCACTTGCGACCTGATATTCAAGCGACCGAGAAAAATACCGGATGTGCGCGGGACATCCAGACCTTCCGTAAACACGTTCACATTCGAAAGCACATCGATCTCGCCTGCCGCGTACTGCAGCTTTATCCGATTTCGAACATTCTTATCGGTGCTATCGTCCACATGTGCCGCCCGTACTCCGATCTTGACCAATTCATCGGTAAATTTGCGGCTCATTTCGACGGTAGACCAGAATGCAATCGTGGGGCGCTCATCAATGGCCAGATAGCGCTGGTAGGCATCAATGGCCAGCTCGCACCAATTCTCGGTCTTGAGGATCGAAACGTGTTGCGGGTTGAACATGTCGCCGATCTGCGTACTGACTACGATTTGTTGCACCGGAGTCAAGTACCCGCCTTTGATGCCGTCTAAAATCGACCACTCATATACAATCTTGGTGTACAGGTGGCCTAGCGACTTCTTATCGTGCCGCTTGGGTGTAGCCGTCACGCCGACCAGTTTCACGGCAGGGTTGTCTTTGCGGAGTGCATCGAACAATGTATCGAACGAGTTGCCCGGTGCGTAGTGGTGCCCCTCGTCATGCACCACATAATCAAATCTTCCATGCGCAAGCAACTTCGGCAACCGCTTCGGGTGCAAACTGCCCGCACTCGCCACCACGATCCGCGCGTTGATGGCGTTCATATCACCTTGCACAATCCCCAACCCCGGCGCGATGCCTGTCTGGGTAAAATAGCTCTCCTTGAGTTCTGCAAATTGATTCGCAATCCGTTCGTGAATTTGTTCGACGATTTCCTTGCGGTGCACAAACACCAGCGCTCGTTGCGAGTCGGCGTGCAGGTTGCGTCGCAATAACTCAGCCATCACGGTGGTTTTGCCACCACCCGTGGCCATGAATATGAGAGGAACTTCGCCCATCAACCAGCCACGCTCTACCGCTTCAATGGCTTCTAGTTGATAAGGTCTCGGTGTCTGCGGTGTCATTGTTCTCCTGTTCTTGTAAGTCGTTTAATATGTCCGGTGATCCTGTTCACTTCCCATGCAAATCCCCTTATATATATCTCTTAGGGGATTTGCATGGTCGGCGAACACCTAGTTTATGGCGCTGTTATCGGGTTCTTTCAGGTATTGGGACAGTGCAGTTAGTCCAATTTTGATTCCATCGGCGTTCAATTGGATAACCATCTGGCGAAGGGATAGCGCATACCGTTTCGGGTCAGCCGCCAACCATTCCATGACGCGAGTTTTAAGTGCCATGCGCCCCTCGTAAGCTTCCAGCTTCAACACCCACGGCTTGCCATCCCTCGGATCAATGCCACCAATCCTGACCCGCTTGTAGGCACGGTTGGCAGTATCGAAAGACACACCCGCCAACGACGCGATCTTCTCTACATAGCTCTTGATCGGCTGCGGCTCGGTCTCGGTTTCATCAAACAAGCTCTGCAGCACCGTCGAGGTCACTTCGTCGAGGTGGGCAGTGTGGAACATCTGGAATTCATTCACTTTGTCGGAGCAAGGGAAAGCGGTAGCCAGATAGACATACTTCAAGCCTGCGCTTGAGTTCTTGCGGATGCGCTCCACACATTGCTTCAATTCACCCTTGATGGCATTCAGATACAGGCTGTTCACCCGTTCATCCTTGTAGCCCCAATAGCGATAGGCGCGGCCCTTGCCCTTTTCATCGACATAACGCAGGTAAGGCTCAAGCCGAATGATCCGATCGGCGCTCACTGGGATCGGGTCATTGTGATTCCAGATCTGCGCTTGCGTGAGCAGATCCGATTCCCTCAGTCTCGGCGTGCCAATGGCTAACACGGCACTCAGATCCTTGTAGTCATTGCGACCGCGCAAATTTCCAAACCATTGCACGTATGCCGGGTCCAGCACTCCGGAGCGCTTCAACCAGTAACGGAGGAAGCTTTCGTCGCTGCCATCCTCGATCAGCTTCTTGTAAAGCACGACTAGAAGCGAGCCTTGATGCTTTTCGGCCAACTGGTGAATGAGCGTGATCGATTGCGCTAGGCTTGGAAACTTCATCTTGCGCAACTGCTCAGCGAGTTCAAGCGTGTCTTGAAAGGTGTAGTCACGCTTCCGTCGCTTCTTGAACCAGTCCACCACGTCGACGCGTTTCATGATCGTATCGGTGCGGCGCATGAGTGTTGACTTGGTATTCTCAGTCCCTAGGTAACAGGTGGTGTGACCACCGGGGATCACTTGCCGATCAAAGGTGAACACTTGCCGAGGCCGTCCAGATAAATCCGTGAAGGCCTTCGTATAGTAGGAGTCCGGTTCGGTGGCATCCGTGACGATTACGCGCGTGTTCTGGGTGAAGCCGAACGGCTCCATCGGGTAAAGTTGCAGCGTGTGCCCACTTGGCACAATCCGACTATTCCAACGCTTTGAGCCTGCTTGATAGAGTGGATATTCGGCCTTGATCAGCGCGACCAGCTCAGGTACGAAGTTTGGCGGCAGCTCCTTGACTGCTTGCGGCTTGGCATTGATGATCGCCACGGTTGATATATCCGCCACGGCTTCGGCGCTCATCTCGCACACTCGACCCACCAACCCCGGCGCAGCCCCTTCGAGCTTCTCGAATAACCACGCCCCGCCTAATCTCACAGCCTCATCGCCTTCTGCCGTGTTGGCTTGCACGATGTCCCGTAGGTAAGAGAGCAACAAGTCAAGTGTGGCCACTTCTTCAGGCCATGAGTCCATGGCGCTACTACTTGCTTCTAGTCTCATCTCTTTGAGCGGGATCACCGTGGGAGCGGCCATCGTTTTAAAGGGTGATTCGTCGATGATGATCAGCTTGCGATCCTTGGTCAGATCACTCATATACAGATGCGACGGTCTTACCACCACGATCCCGTGGCGCTTGGCTTGCTCAAACTGGCTGAGGTAGTGCTTTTCCTTGCACGCGGCAGCCACGGGGCAAAAGTTGCACACCGAAGCGATTACGTTTCGCCCTTTGGCGGCCACGGCATCGGCTAGCTCGTGCTGTGCACAATACCCCGGCGAATTCTTGTCATCGGTTCGACCTGCGAAGAAGAAGAACAGACGCGGATGGAGGTCAGCTTCGAAGCCAAGCGCCTTTGCCCATGCTTTCCCTTCAGGACCAGCCATCTTAAAGAGCGTGGCCACGATCACGCCGTTCTCCACGTTCGCAATCTCTCCACCCGGCACCGTACGCGCATCGGCATCGAATAGCGCATGTAGGGCGTGGTCAATGGCCTGCTCAATCGCTTTGCGTGTCTTCCCTACTCCGGGCGGCGTGGCAAGCCGTAGCAGCGTTCCTTTGCCCGTGGGCGTGGTCAAGTAAGCCCTAACGGCTTCATCCTGCTTGACCCGCAAGTCTTCGAGCGTGAGATCATCTTCGGGGAGCGGTATCGGCTCAATCTCAACCACGCGCTCTTCCACTTGCCGCTCAATTTCCTTTTCATCGACAATCAGCTCCACCACCAGCTTGACCGGCTCGACGTGTTGAAGCGTGGGTGAGGCTTCACTCTGGCTGATCACGGGCTGTTCGGCTGTGACCCGAATCAGGTATTCAGCCGGGGCGCTTCCGTCTATTAGGGGTAAATCGTCCGTGTCTCCCATGACGAGCGGCAACGACTCACGCGGCGCAAGCTGATCGGCGCGGCTGTATACCCAATTGACTTCCTCTTGTAGTTCGCTTAAATAGGCCTCTCCTGCGTACCATTTTTTAGCGGCTGGTAGTAGAAGCCCTTCGAACATCTCTTGAGGCATGCCTGCCCGCGCCGCTTCGAAAGAGAGCGCCATCACCATGTCGTGGCGGCTTCCTTTTTCAATCGGCTGTCCATGCACCAGATGGGCAAGGAAGCGATCCCCGACTGAGTACGAGTCAAGCGGCAAGCCTTCGCGCTTTGGCCGACTCACCATGGCGGGAGCAGGGGGTGGGAGATAAGGCTCGGCAGCCGCCTTAATGCTTTCGGGGCTGTAAGTGTTGGGTTGATGCCATAGCACGCGAGCCAGCGCCCCGCCTCGCTCCGGCTTGCGATTGATGAAGCCGGGCAAGCGCATCATGCGGGTGGCCTCATGTACTTTCAGATCCATCTTGAGACCTAGCAAGCCATGCAGCGACGCATAGAAGGCGCGGCTATACAGCTTGTAGGCTTGCGCGGCTTCAGGTGTGTAGAGCGTGATCGGCTCACTTAACACGTGAGCGCACTGGATGCCGCCACCCGAGAAAATGATCCAAGTCGGCGGCATGTCCATCGATAAGAGCGCATCCACCACAGGCGCGAGCGGCTGATTCTGGGCAGCGCAATCGAAGTCAGCCCACAGCGCCGACACGAACATGAGTTCATCCAGCCTGCCGCGTGCTTTCTCCCCGCGTTCGCCTGCCCGATGTAACACGCTGGATCGGCGGGCTGCACCGTTCCAATAAATGGATCCGTGTCCCTTGCTGACTTTCTGAGGCTGGTTATTCTGGACGGTAGCCCAATCGAGCCAACTGCCCCAATACTGATCGCGCGTATCGGCAAACTCCCACCGTGTCTCAGTCGTGCCGTGTTTCTCACCCGCGCGATCGATGTAGCTGTCATCGCTCACGAGACCTAGCACCGCGTTGCCTGCGGAGCTGGTCGGCATGGCTCCCCACACCGACCGAAGAAACGCTTCAGCCTGTTCGCGTGGTTTCGCCCGTACGGCAGGCTGATCGGCGTAGGAGGCTGCCAGCGCGGCAGCCTGTTGCGGATAAGGGAGCATTAGCGATCTTCAGTGGGGCGTTCGGATTGAAGGACAGCGAGGTTGATCGCTTCCACGCTTGCGTGCATGGCGTTGATGCTCAGATCGCGCTCGTGTTCCATAGCGGCGATCAGCGCGTAAATGCGTCGTGCGTCTGCTTCGTTCTTACGGCGTATATCGAGAATGGGCTGAATTTTGAGTAGGCGCAATAGCCAATTAATCGGCATTTCGTGCCTCCTCTTCATCGAGGTAATCCTCGTATGTCCAGAATTGATCGCATTCGGGGCAACGCAGACCGGGTAAGCAATCCGGTTCACCTGAGTCAGAATGCACCAATTGAACTTCGCAGTCGGGGCAATTCGGAAGCATCGTTCACGCCCCCTTCTGCTGATAGTATTCGTTCCACTGGTTGAGTACGGCGTTGAGTTCATTTAGCTCGGCATTCTTGGCGGCAAGCTGCGTGAGATACTTGGATTCGGCTTCGCTGTAGCCTTCATCGCGGCCCTCGTCATAGCCCACGCCATGCCCCTCAGTGAACGCGTTATCAAGGTCGTCGCTCATGGTTTCTTCGTACAGATACTCGGCATCGATCCGCGCATCCTCCGCGCCTTCTTCGTACGAGCGCTCAGCCTCGGCTTGCGCTTCGGTGAGTTGCGACTTGAGCACATCGATCTCTTGTTCAAGCAACTTGCCATGCTGGATCATGACGGCGATCACTTCGTTCTGATGCTGTGCCTGATTGACGAGCGCGTTGTAGTTGTCATAAATCAAGCCGATGGCATTCTTCTGTTCGACCGTTTGGGCTTGCACGTACAGATCTTCCACCACGCGCACAAATTGGTTGTGGCGCTCTTCCAGTGTGGTCAGGATGGCCTTGCTGATGTCAGTCTTATCGGACATGAATGCCCATCCCTTCGAGCACGTCAGCCGCGTCTTCTTTGCCCTTAGCCATACGGGCAGCGCTTTCGGCTTCAATATCGGCGCGAATTTCTTCCGCGGTGCGACGAACGCGAGTCGGCGGGGCGAATGGGCGCGCGGGTGGCGTGGGAGGACGGTTCGGGATCGGCGTGGCCATGGCAGGTTTGGCGGCAGGCTTCGAGCGCCCGAACACCATGAGTGCTAAAAATCCAAGGATCACCAGAATAAGGCTAGTGCGAAATGAAATAGTGACGCTGTTCATAACGGCAACTCCGTAAAATCGAATTTGAAAAAATGAAGATCCCGCGCTTTGATCGAAGCCTCAGCCGCTTGGACGGCGATCATGTCTTGCATCCAAGCACAAGCGATCCACTCGGCGAGGTGAATAGCGACGTGCAAGTTATCCGTGCCGTGCATCAGGCGATAGATTCGCCACCAATGGGCATACTTAGCTCGCATCGGCGGACTCTTCGTTGTTGGCATCCCGCCAACCCTTCAGATAGAGGTTGTAGAGCGTGTGGGCAGGGATGGCGAGTTGATTCAGCTTCAAGTAGCCCTTAGGCGAATAGCCTGCCCAAAAAGCCTCTTGGCCGAGTTGATACCAAGCAGTTTGCGCTTTGGTCAGCGCGAAATCGGCAGACGGCGGGCAAACGGGTGCGGGTTGGGGTGGACGATAAAAGACTTTCATGATAATATTTCCTCAGTTGTGATTGTTGGCCTCGCCGGGTGACTGCCCTAGCGAGGCTTTTTCTTTTGTTTCAGCTAGACGAGCGGTTCGTCAGGGTTAACGATTACGGCTTCCTCGACCTGCCGATCGGGAATGTGGGCGAAAGGATCGACCTGCGCGGGGATCTGGAGCGACTGAGCAGGAGCGCTCAAAGACAAGCTGCGAACGCGTGCCACATAGGCGATCTGATCTGCACTCCATTGAGCGGATAGCAGCTCCAATTGCGCCAAGGTATCGGCATCCATATTGACCGGCTTCAGGGTATCCATCTTGGCACCTAGCGCCCGGCCTTGCTTTTTCTCTTGCTTGGTGGAGAACAGCTTCACAGCAAACTGAAAAGGCTGTAAGCCTCGCGCCTTAGCGGTGCCCGCATCCCGATACAGCAGCTTGCCAGCGGTTTCGGCAGAACGCTTGAAATAAGCGTCAAAGCTCATGAAACCGTCTTCGGTCTGAATGGCAAAGCCGACTTTGACTGCGTAAGCGCATGGGGGAGGAATGCGCCCGCCCTTGCTATCCGTGCTCCAATCGGCAAGAGGGCACACGGGTACTGTGCGGCCCTTGGCATTCTTCCCAACGCAGAAAGGCGCAGGTGCAGCCCCTTTTTCGACGTACTCAGGATCGGGGCGCTTGGCATTTGCGCTCTTGCAATCGGGCTTGCCGTCTCCGCTACCATACGGAGAGCTGAAATAAGCGCGGGTTTCGGTCACACCCAGTAAGAAAGCCTCTTCCACCTGTTCACCGAGAATGAGCGTTTCCGATTCCTTAACGCCCTTGCCGTTTTCCTCGTCCAGCGCAAAATTGCTTTTGAGCAAGAACAGCGTGCCGGTGGGTTGATTGGGGCAGCGTTCATCTTCGCTGTTCTGGGTCACGGCCAATCGCCAGCGACGCTCCCCGCCACCCATGCCATCGAGGGTGAGACCTTCGTCACCCAATGGGGTGATCGTTTCCTGCATTCCGGTTTCGGGATTGGTGAACACGATCGCCATCAGGTCGTCGTCTTGTTCAGTCTGCTTCATGATTTCCATCGGATTAGTCTTTCTTAGGTAGTTCGAACGGATAGAGATTCTTGTTGAGCGGAACTTCGCTAATTACCCACCAGAAATCGGCGTCACTGCGTGAGTTGTAGGTAACCTGTTCACCCGGATTCAGCACGATCTTTTCCCATGTGAGCGCGGGTAACGGTCGCGTGTATTCAAAAACGGGGTGAAGATCTGCGGCAGTCGCTTTAGCCGCTTCTAGCGTGTCATGAACAGCGAATACGGTGCTGAGTTCGTAGTAACCGTTCATGTTGCCTCGAACTGAGCAATGACGTTCGACAACATAGAGATTCATGATTTGCTCCCAGTAGCAGCTTCGAGTTGCGCGGTAAGCTTGTCGGCTTCAAAGTGGTTCTTATGAAGCATCAGAGTGCGTAGAGCGGCTTCGCGTTCGTCGCTAAGAGTGGCGAACAAGTCATCAGTGAGAGTCACCTTATCGATTGCGGTTTCACGTTCGGCTTCGTTGGAAGCACAGCGCATTCCGTCTTCGGCCTTCTTGCCGGGAAAAATAGGAGTCGTGTAGGCTTGGATCGTGAGTTCCACCTTACGCAACAACCACTTGCGATTGATGGCATCGAATTCTTTTTGGGCTTCGGCGATTCGGAAAGGTAGATCAAGCAGCACCTTGATCAGTTCGATGTGTGACTCAGTGACTTTCTTCTGACTAGCGGGTTCCGTCCAACGGTACGGCGTTTCAGTCGTGGCTGGTTCCGGCTTGACTTCTGCAGGCTTGGCAGCCGCTTCAGTGACCTTGACTTCGTTCGGCTTCGGCGTGAGCGGCTTGAGTTTGACTTGAGTTTGAATTTGATCGACCATGATTAACCTTTTGTCCCTAGAATGAGAAGGCGCGGATAGGGAGAGTCACCGCGCCCTGTGATTAGGTGAGCCTTGCGCCCGGCTCTATAGCTTATTTACGGTAGCGGTTGCGGTCCTCAACCGAGGGTGATCCACCCTGCTCTGGTGATGTTGTCCGCTCTGTACATCTGCTCCCAGAACCATCACCAGAGCACGACTGACCACTCAGCACCGCTCTCACGATGCCCTTGCGCCCCGCGAGAAGCTGTTGCAAATCGGCCTGTTCAGCCGGGGTCAGGTTGAACAGGTCACGTACGATGCGCTTGTCTCCGCAACTTACGGAGACCGAGACTTTCCGCGCCGCCCGTTGGCTCTTGGTTAGCGGGCGGGTCATTTCTGATCTCCTTGCAACGGGACAAAAGGAACGACTTCAGTGTTTGCAAATCCGCAGTGATCGCATTGGTAAGTCACCATTCGCGTAAACTGAACAATCTTGATTGCGCGGAAAGTCTTATGACCGCATACGCCGCAATGCTTGACCGCTAGAAATTTCGCCTTGCCGTAGAAGTTGTGATTCGCAGTGGTCATTGCAACACCTTCACATCCGCCACACGCGCCACCTTGATCTCGCCACTCTCAGCGCGGATAACGAGCAAGCCTTTTCGCGTTGCCACCACCACGCCCTGCCAGCCATGGACGGTGTGCTTCACCTTCAGGTTGAGCCATGTAATGACGGTCATTTGCGCACCGCTTCCAGCCGCTTCACTTCGGCATAGCCCTGCTGTAATTCCAAGTCGCCTTGGGTGAAATAGGTGATGCCTGCTACCCGCTTCTTTAACTCAAGGTCAAGCGCCTTGTTGGCAAGCTGACGGCGCAATTCGTTGGCGCGTTGTTGGGCGGTCATTACTTCTTGCTCGCTTTCTTGGATTGTGTCTGTTCCGATTGTCCCTTCTGTGGGACACTCAAGGCAGCAAAACGAGCCGATAGGTCGGTCATTTCTTCGCCGTAAGTGGCTTGAAGGGCTTCAACGACTAATTGTGAGCGGCTCTTCTTTCGGGTGTATCCTAGAAGAGCCAACCCTTCGATCATTTCTTCGGGAATTGTAAAAGCGGTTGTTGCTCTGGTCATGTTGTCCCTTGCGTGTTCCATTTGTAACTTATAAGAGACATTATAGACCCTTTATCTATAATGTCAAGTATATTTGAGGTACAAAATGAAAACTGGTCGAAGGCGTGATCCGGTGGAAGCATTCCAGCGTTGGTTGCTAGATGAAATTCATAAGCGGGATATGAGCTTTCGACAATTCGCTGAGTTCGTCGGGGTGGGACATTCTACGGTAGCGCGTGCCTTAGATAGCACAAACGCCCCAGCCCCATCTATCGAATTCATTTTGAAGCTATCGAACGCGACCGGAGTAAAAGCGATTACGCTTATCGGTTTGGCTTACCCAGAGGTGGCAGCGCAGGAAGCGATCCCCGTTACAACGGAATTACTTGCTCAGCGTATCGAACAATTGCCGGAGAATATCAAGACAGCTATCATGGCTCTTGTCAGCCAGCGAATCGGCTAATAACGGGTTATTCAATAACATATCCACTATCCTATAAATAACTTGTTTATCTTCGTCGTTCAGTGCTTCAATGGCATCACTCATATATCCTCACTTCTACTTCAGAATATTATAGAACGTTGGTTCTAACAAGATTGGTTAGCGTAGAGAATTGGTTATATGTTGGGTTGGGCGAAATAGTGCTACCATAAATATAAATGAGGTGAAAAACAAATGAAAAAACTATTCTATGCGTTTTTAGGTGTGTTGTGCGTGGTAGCGGTGATAATGGTATTGCATACCGTGAATAACTTACCTGATTCAGCATCGGCAGGTGCCAGTGCTCCACAACCGCAAGCGCAAGCTAAACAGCCTCAAATATTGCCGACTGCTAGCTTTAATTGGGATGGCAAGGCGATCACCGCATCAGGTATCGGCGATGCCTCATTTGATTGGATTATAGGCATGACAGACGGGACTTATAAAACCGTAGTGCAATTATCCACAGACCCAACGGGACGAACAAATACAAATTATTTTCACGCCAAGCTGATTCCGGTAGGGGACACCCAGAATTGCTTAGAGCAAGCGCTTATATTTGAGGATGTGGTAGGGCGTAATGAAGTAAGTTCCGTCCAACGGTTTCAAATATTCGGCGGGGTATCTAGCTGTAGAATGGTGATGCAAGTAAGCTTGACACGTCCGTTAGCATGGCGTTTGGTTACTACAGCCCTTAAATGACCCGCGCTGTTATCTGGTGTGCCGTTAGCGATCCTCAGCAAGCCGAAGAGGGGAAAGAGTCGCTCCCTTCTCAAGAGGCTGACGGCCTTCGCGCGGCAGCCCTGCTCGGTCTGGATGTGGTGGCAGTATTGAAAGTCCCCGGCTTTAGTCGCGAGTACCTAACCGCCCAAGAATGCGCAGACGACATGAGCGCAGCTGGCTACACCGCCATGCAGGATTTGCTCAACCTGATGAATCGGCGCGGCTTCGATGTATTGATCTGCCGAGATGCCGATCGGTTTGGGCGCACGCAGTCGCTCATCTCCTACATCACCGAATACATAGTCAGGGTGATGGGCGCTCGAATATTCACGACAAGTCGCGGCCAGTGGGTGGACGGTACCAACTTTCGCATGTGGGCAGCCATGAGCGGCTTTGCTGCTGCACAAGAGCTGGACACGTTTCGCGCAAGGCGTGCCATTGGTATGAAAAGCCGGATTGAACGCGGCTTGCCTGCTTCGAATGTGCCGTTCTCCCACACCTATTTACGCGATGAAAAAGGCAACCCATTGGCGCTTATTCTCAACCCGATTCACACGCGCTTGTGGGATGATTTGTTCACGCTCTTTGTAGAGCAACGCACGCCTTATAACAAGCTCTCCCGTGCCCTCTACGAGCAATACGGGCACGTCAACCCCGCTACGGGTAAGCGCTGGTCAGCCCACACGCTCCCCTATATGCTGCACAATCCTTTCTTTTGGGGGCACAGTGCCGCCGATTTCCGCAAGGCAGACAAGCACATCAGCACGCGCGGCAAGTGGGCTTACGATGAGAGTGAGCCACCCCCGGCAGGCATTCGCATCTATCGCAACAAGCACGCGCCCGTGTACAGCGGCGAACGAGCCGAACGGATGAAAGCAGAACTCGATCGGCGTAATCGCCTTACCGGGTCAGCCTCCCCGCGTTCGATTAATCCGTATGTGGGCTTGGTGTTTTGCGGGGTGTGTGGCTTCCGTATGGCTTTCACGCGCTCCCAAACGGGCAAGCACACCTACATCTATTATCGATGCAGCACGAAGGATCGCGATACAGTCAAGTCGGATCTGCCGATGTGCCGCAATGGCAAGCTCTCCATTCGCCGACTCAACGAAGGTGTCCAAGCATTTCTGCAAGCCGTGTTTGCCGATGAATCAATTCTCACGCCTGCTGAGAACAGAAGCCATGCGCAACACATCGAAGCAATGGAAAGCGAGGCAGCAGACTTAGCCGAACAACTCACCAGCATGATCCATGAGCAAACCCTGCGCAAAGGCTCAGCGCGTGCCTTCTATGCCACGCAAATCGACCAGATGGGCGAACGCTTGGACATTGTTGAATCGGCGCTCAGCAGGGCACGCCGTGAGCAAAGCGCATCGAGTGCGCAAAGCCAAGCGAGGAAAGCGAAAATAAAAAGCCTTAAGGGGCAAACGGTGGAGGCAATCATGGATCTGATCGAAACTGACCCAAGCCAATTTAATCAACTGCTTTCAATTCTGATCAAGCGCATCACCTACATACGCGACGGCGATCCCGATCTGACTATTGAAGTTTGACTTGTATCTGACGCCTTACAAGGTGTTGGATACAAGTCGAAACGAGTTTCATAAAAGCCCTTGACATTACCGAATTCGGTATTAAAATGTAATCATAGTACGAAATTCAGTAAACAAGGACTAACAAACATGTACTCAGTAATGATTATCAACGGCGAAATTCTGGTAAACGATGGCACCGACGAACACGATAGCAAGGTGATTTCGATCAGTGGGCAAACTGCAACCTTGCGCAATAAAGGCAACGGTTACGAATGGACTGAAAATATTTCAGTGCTCGAAGAAAAACTTGAATCGTATGACACTGAATGGGAAGATGTCGTCGTCAGCTTGGGCGGTGAAATTTCCGATGAATATGCAGAAGTTCAGGAATCACTGGATGCAGTCGTGACGACCGTTGAGGCTTCCGAGGAATACGGCATCAACGAAGATACCATGCGCAAAATTGCCCAGAATGCTACTTATGCACGTAAAAGCGGAGCCACTCACCTCATTCACCGCAAGTCGCTGGAAACGTACCTGCTCTCTTCCGATTGCGAAGTGTACGAATATCAAGACGCGTGGGCAGTTCGCACCCCAGCACATCGCCTGACTGGATTGACCAAAGCACAAGCGTGGCTGATTGCGTTCCAGTATGGGCGCTCAGATACCCGCTACCAAGCCGCAATCAAGGCCGCGAACGTGCCTCAAACGCCCGATGTCGATATGGGTAACTAAGCACCCCGCCTACAAACAAAAAGAGCCACCCGATTGAGTGGCTCTTTTCATTTATGTATTCCTATCCCTGCGCGGCTGTGCTCACCGGCGGAACAGGACTGGCGACTGCACCCCCGCTGGTTGCGCTCGTTGGCGCGGGTGTCTGTTGTACGGATGCAATCAGTTCGCTAAGTAAATCAACCAAAGCCGCTTGCGGCGTGTCGGGCTTACCCTTCCATGCGGCTGCCGTCTGTTCGATGCTATATCCACCGATCACCACCAGCGCCACCGTGGATAGGATCGAGCCAAACTGATCGGCATGGGATGCCACAACGGGCACTTGCAAGCCGACGATGTAGACGATCAGGGTGATGAGTGCCACCCAGAATCGCTTCGAGTTGAGCAAACCGCCGAGAAATGTATCGAGTTTCATCATGTTTCCCTTCTGATAGCTTTTGATAGACTTTCTTAAAGCCGATTAGGCTAGAGTGAAGCCAGTGTTGGATTGGACGTTCCATTGTCCGTTGCGCGCCACCAAAATTAATTGGTTGTTGGCTGCAGCTGAGGCTGTGGCCGTGCCGCTCGACCCTTTGCGGTTAAAGCCAGTCGTGGCAGTGATCACGTGCGCGAACGCTGTTTCGCTGAACACAAAAATCACTTTGCCATCGTCGGTGCCTGCCGTGGGAGCGGCCAGCGTGATGGCGGCTGCCGATGCCTTGGTGATCGTGACGCATCCGGAGAGCAAGGTGATCGCCCCGTCACCGCTCAACACCTGCTGAGTGAGGGCCACGCCCGAAGCGTTGCCCGTCACGTTGCCGACGACGGAGCCGGTCAAAATCCCGGTGACGTTTCCGGTTACGTTGCCGACTACGTTCCCCGTGAGTGGACCCGTGATAGCGCCTGAGCTGGTCAGCGCGCTTACAACTACGGTATCTGGAATAGTGGTGGTCATGTTTTCCCTATCTTTTTCGCTAATACAGTGAACGAGTATCGAATTGCGCCCATTGCGGATCGTCCGTTCCATAGGTGAACAGCGTGCCGCCTTTGAGCCTTGGTTCAAGCTGATATTGGCTATTGAGCCATGCCAATTGCCGCCGATAGAATTCGGTGGCGTTGATGCCGGATAAGAAGCCCGCTTTCGACCACGCATCGACGCACGACAGCCAACCGCGTGTCTTTTGCCCGCCGAGGTAAAAGACGCCATTGCCCGGTTGAACGAGGTCATCTAGCCCCGTTTCAGTGATTACCAGCTGGCAACGGTAGAAGCCAAGCGATTCAATATCGCGCAGGTCTCGCCGCCACCGCATGGCCGTCCATGCTTCCTGACTGGTGCCCGATGGATAGAGGTCGCCATGCCAAGCGCCTGCGCTGTCCACATACGAGCCGCCATAGTTATTCGACAGGATGCTTTGAGCGTAGCCATGGATGCCGATCAGGTGATCGCCTTCTTCGCACGCTTTCAGCATATCGACTGCATTTCGCCATGTGCTGATGTCGGTGGAACCAGTCTGAATGTTCAGCACACAGGCACGTCGACCGATTGCGGCCATTGCTCGTGCTCTGGCAGCTTCGAATGCTAGATACTCCGAAGGTGCACCGACTTCATTATCTGATTCATGGTAAGCAAAAGGTAGCGTGGTAAAGTCGGACTGACGCTCATAAACGTATTGATTGACCGCGTTCCCCACGTTTTGCTTGGCTAGGTTCAGCCAGTAGCCATCCGGCTTGTAGCGGCGAAAGATGATCGCGGCATCGGGCAAAGCGGCATGAGTGCGCTGGGCCAATCCTACGTTATCGACGATCTTATACACTGCCGCGCCCACGCTGATCGCTTTTTGGATGTCGGCTTCGCTGAGGCTGCCCATCATATGCAAACCTAGCTTTTGCGTAATGGTGGGTGGTACTGTGGCAGCTGCGCTCAGGTACTTTTCCACCACCCAACCTTTGATATTGTAGGCAATCTCGACGGCTGCCCAGACATAAGTGGTGCCGTTCATCGTGGCTTGTACCAATGGCGTATCGAGTACCAAGAGCTTCGATCCCGGTGCAATCACTTTCACGAATAGCCCGCCAGGTGATGAACGCAAGTTCAGTGCGCCCGTGGTATAGGCTTGCCCTATATTTACGGTACGCGGAATCAGGACAGGTACAAAACGCTGCAGCTCGGC